CTAATGCGTTACTTACTACAAGTTTTGGTCTAGGAATCTGACCACGTTGATATGCAAAACCTGTAGCTTCTATTGGAAATCTTAAATATGAATTACCAGCCCATACTATTTGACCATTTGCATTAAGGTTAGATCCCGAATGAAATCTATAAATTGTAGTCGCACCATGTAAAGAGTTATCTAGTTGTAGTGTAAATAGTTCAATGATTGCAGAGGGATTTATTTTTTGAACTTCACTAAAAACAGGATCAGTGCTCATGGTTCAAACACCTCTCTAAATGTAGCTTGTACTCTTGCTCTGTTTAAATAAGGTATAGATTTATTCCATCCTTCACATACATATTGTGAAGCACTAGATTCTCCTGGAGGAGTAAAAGTAAAGCTGTCACTATCATTTGCTCTTGCATCTAAAAATGTTTCTATAGTATCTGCATCTGTTTCTGACACTTCAAAAGTAAGATTATAAACTTTAGGATTTTGATGTTCTGCTAATCCAAATAATATTCTATGCTCGTAGCCATCAGCAAAACGAACAGTTCTAGTTTTTGGTGTGGATCTTTTTTGTACTCCGTAAGTAGGAGTTATTGAAGGAAAAGTAGCCATTATGCAAGTAAACCTCCAGGTCTTTTTTGCTGTACTAATTCAGATTGTACTGCGACAGATATAAGACGACCAAGCTCTCTACCTCTATCTTCATCACCTTCAACAGAAGAACCAGAAGCATCTACATTTACAACTACACTTGTTCCTCCACCTAAAGCATGATTAGGTGTAATCCCACCAGAAACACCTGGTGTAAATATTTCTGGCCCTTGCTCTCCTACTAAATAACTTTGACCTCCTTGTACTGGCCCACCACCTGCTCTACTGTACTTAGCCATATCAGTTAGATTAAGCTCTTGAGTATCATTTACAGGTAAATTAAAATTAAACATATTACTAAACAAACCTAAAAATCCTTTTTGTAATTGAACAGCAGCCATTCTTGCAGCAGTATCTAAAAAATGATCTGCAATTCGATTTAACATACTTCTAAACGCATCACTAACTGTCATTGTTCCTTTAATTATTCCTTTAAATGATTCTTCAAATCCTGTTCTTATGGCTTTACTTGCATCTATTATTTGACGCATTGGCATAAGCATTTCTCTTAATTCATCAGTAGGTGCATTAAATTCAGCTAAAAATTGCATTTGTTCATTTATTTTTATCATATTTTCTAGATTTTTTATTACAGATTGGTTTTGATCAAGAAATTCTTTAGATAATTCTTTTTCAAGAGCTAATCTTGCCTCTGTGTCTTTTTTAAGGAGCCCTCTTGCTGCCATAGCGTTATCAGCATTAACTCCTAAAGTGGTAACACCAAAGTCAGATTTATAATCTTTCATTCCTTCTCTTATGAATTGTTGTTTTCTGATGTCAAGCATTGCTTTTTCTAATGACAACTGACCCTCTAATGGGCCTTTAGTTGCAACTATTTGCAGTAAATTTCTGCGAGTTTCTTCCGAAATAAATTGACTTAATTCAGAAATTTTTTCTAACACTGATTCGGTATCTCTTAAACCTGATAAAGTGTTGAATATAGCTAATCCGTTTTCTCCAAAAGCTCCCGTAATACCTTTTTCCATTTCTCCCCCTAATGTTTTAAATTGTGAAGCAAGTTTTAAAGCGTCATCAAAACTAAGATCAAATTCTTTTCTTAACTCTTTAATTCTTTTTCTTGATATTCCAGAAGAAATTCCCATATCTAACATATCTAAATTCAAATCTCTAACTTCTTTTCTGAATTTCATGATTTCTTGTATTTTTGAAACAGCAGCAGTAGCAAGAATAGAAGCAGCGAAACCTCCTCCAGGAGCTAATGCTCCACCAACACCACCAGCAATACCACCTGCAATAGCAGAAGCACCACCACCACCAAATAACAATGGAAAGCCACCACCAATCATGGCACTTCCAACACCTCCTTTAAATCTTCCCATTCTTCCTCCTGGCATAGCAAACATTCCACTTGGATCTGCATTTTTACCAAAGCCTAATTTGTTTAATCGAGTCATCCCTGTTCCTCCAGAGATTGCTTGAAAATTAGCAGCAGTGGCTTGTTGTTGTAAAATTTGTGCTGTTTTTCCTGTGTTTTTTTCTATTTTTCTATTATGTCTTTCGATTGACTTATTTATCGCTATTTGATTTCGGTCAACTGGAGCAGAATTAGGTTGAAACTTTCGACTAAAATCTCTGAATCCTGAACCTGATGCTTGCCTTGCAACTTGACTTGATGATGTATTGGCTCGAACTTGATCTAACAAGCTACCACCTCTTAAATTATTCATCAAAGTTCTTCTTTGATATAATTCTCGGTTATATTGCCTTTCAACTTGAACTAATTGTTTTGCTGATTTGTAGTAACGATCAGTTCCTATTGCTGCTTTGTCTAAATTAAGTTTGGCTTGCTTTAATACTTTATTTAAAGTTAAAAATGAATTTGGAAGAGTTTTACTTTGTTTATTAGCAAGTTTATTTAAAGTAGTAAGTTCCTTCGATGTATTACTTATTTCAGTTCTTAATTGTTTTAATTGTCTTGAGCCTTTTACAGCAACCGCAATATCAACGCTATAATCAGCCACTTGCTATAAAAATTAAAACATTTTCTCTATATTACCTTCTTTTCCCTCTTAAAGCATTGTTTTTTTGTGCTTGCTGTTGTTGTTTTTTATATTCTTCATCTTCAAGCTCTCCAAAAGCTGCCCATCCTATCATTTCTTCTATAGTTAAAGTTTCACATAATTCAGCTACGGTTTTATGAAGTTGTTTTGCTAAACCATAAATAAAAAGCCAATCTTTATTCGCTTTTTAAATCGGCTTTAGCCTCTTTTACCTCCTTATCTGCACCTGCTTGTAGCATTGCTAATTGAATTTGTTCAAGAATTGAGGCTTCAACTTCTCTTCTTAAAGAAGCTTTATCTCCATCTTGAAAAATTTTAACTCCGTCTTGGTCTAATGCTTTTTCTATCATCATTTGCAAAGCATAATCATTTGCATCATCACTACCAGTTTTCTTTTGTATTGACTCTCTTTCAGCAATAGTTAAAGGATGCCAATAAACAGAAAGAATTATTTCATCATTTTGTATTACATCATGTTTGTAAAGTTGAGAAACTCCAAACTTGTTTTTTAAAAGATCAACTGCTCTTGTCATAAATAATATAATGCTATTCTATTATACTACGCATTTGCTGAGAATTGACAAGATATTACACCAACAAAGTGACTTCTATCTTCTATTTCCAACATAGTTGGGCCATTTATATCTTGTACTCTAGGTTTAACACTAAAACTGTCTGTATATCCAGAAGCATTTACTGAAGTTAAACCAGTAATAACACTTTCAGCTATTTTAGAAAGAGAACTTGTACCTTTACTTTTTGGAACGTAAATATTGCATTGAATAACACCAGAGTAAAAATTTGAAGAAGCTCCTTGATTTTGCAAAGTAGCTTGAGTGTAATTAACCATCATCATTATGTACTTCTTAGTTTTTCCTGGAGTTACAAAAGTAACATTGTCATAGACCATTGTAATTGTAGGATCTACGTCTGCTACTGCATCCGTTACTGCTTTTTCAAAAGCTGCTCTGCTGTTAACTAAAGTCATTGATAATCCTTAATGTTAATTTCTGAAAGACGAACACCATCTTTTGATGATCCGAAACCAGCAGATTTTTGAGATGCTATGAACAGTTTACCTTTTTTCTCTTGCATATTTTGTTTAATTAATTTACCTAATCTGCCTTGGATAAAGTTTTGAATTTTACCTCCTTCTAAAGCGTAAGCAGCATATTTGGCTCTGTTGCCAATAAATACAGGTCTCTTAATGTTAAAAGTTTTTTCTATAGGATATCTTATTTGAATTTTATGTGGAACTTGGTTAGCTGGCATCGCACGTTTATTTTTAAAAAAATATTCTGACGCTTCTCTTTTAATTCCTTTCCAGGGTTGATGATCTTCTGCTTTTTCTACTGCTCTTACACCCATCGTTTGAACCTTCCAACTAGAAGCAAAGAAACCTGTATAAACTGGGCTATGTTTTTTAGTAGACAAACCTTTATGGATTTGTTTAATTAAGTTATTAAAGTCTTGATTTAACTGACTTTCAAGAGTTCCAACTGGATCGCTTTTTTGTAATGGTTTTCTTTTAGCCATTAGAATCGCACCAAAATAGTATAAAGATAAACTTGCCCACCTTTTTTAGTGTCAATGTCATAAATCTGACCTGTTACTGTGTTTCCTGCATAAGAAAATTGCACCTCATCATCAAAATCTATTTGATTATTACCTATCAGATCAGGAGTAATATAAATTTTTGCTTGTCTTATTTCTTTACCTTCATCTTCTTCTGATCTTACAAAAGATATTGGAACTTTTATATCTGAATATGTAGTATCTAAAGTAACCTGTTCTCCAGTGTCCAAGTTATAACTACTTGTACCTTTCTTTACATAAGTAATAGTGTGGTCTAAAGAATCACCTAATTGCGAGACAACACTTTTAGCAACACTCTTAAATAAACTATCTAGTTGACCTGCCATTATCCTCTAACTACCCTCATCTGAAAAGCACCTGCTCCACCTAGCATATACGCTCCAAGATAACTTTGTAACCAAGGGTAAACATCCATAATATTATTAACAGAACCAGTTCCCTGACTAGCTGTATTATATTTTACTCTTAAATCACCAAGAGCTACTTCTTCAAAGTTACCATCTTTTCCTGAAACTCCTGTCATGGCTTCAGTATCATTTGCCAATGCTCTAGATAATTCGTATTGGGCATACTTAATATTATTTGGAACGGTTGTGCAAGCTAATTCAACATCATCTACTTGATAATTATTTCTAGGAAATTTTAATGCCTGACCATGATCACATCTATCTCCATAAAAAACTAAAGTATCAATCCATCTGGTAGCTGCTATTAATGCTCTATTTTTTTGATCGTCTGTTTTATTTGTCCATGTTAAAGAATCTGGGACTGTTTC